TTTTGACATGCTTGCAAAATTCAAACAAGAATTGCGTGACAATTTTCCATATAAAGTTGTTGATGTTGAGGGAGCAGAAGCGGATGACATTATTGGCACACTTGTGCCCCGTCATATCATGCATGAAAATATCCTAATCATTTCAAGTGATGGTGATTTTCTACAATTACAGATGTATAATGGTAGAAGTGAATTCACTGTTAAACAATATAATCCCACTCAAAAGAAATTTATTGTTTCGGAAAATCCAATAGCTGAACTCAAAGAAAAAATCATCCGTGGTGATAAAGGTGATGGTATTCCAAATGTGTTGTCGGCATCGGATTGTTTTGTACGTGAAATTCGCCAGACACCAATCAACAAAGGTAAATTCGATAAGTTGATGGAAAAAGATTATGGCCTATGGGAAGATGAAAATGCTAGAATTGGTTACTCTCGCAACCAAACACTCATTGATTTGAGAAATATACCAGGTGATATTAAAGAGAAAATCATAAATACTTATGAAGAAACCAAACCGGCATCCAAAGGTAAGATATTGGATTATTTGATTGCAAACAAACTGAAAAGTTTAATTGATGTTATTGAGGAATTTTAATGAAAACGTTATATGAAATATTTGATGCTATTGATGATGCTCAGAGTAGAAAAGAGAGAATGGACATTATCGGTCAAAACTTAACACAAACTTTGGTCGATGTTTTCAAATTAACTTATCATCCAGATTTTCAATGGAAAGTAAAAGAGATTCCTGAAAACTACAAAGTACCCACCGATATGTTACCAGGTATCACACATGATAGTCTGTCACATCAATTGCGTAGATTGTATATGTTTCAAGAAGGCAACCCAACCGCTGAAACACTGACGGACAAAAGAAGAAATGAACTCTTAATACAAATGTTGGAATCAATCGAACCTAGAGAAGCTGAAATCTTATTGGGTATATTCCAAAAAGATTTAGGAGTAAAAGGTATAAACTATAAATTTGTAAAAGAGGCATTTCCAGACCTTCTACCATAATGGACAAAGAAAAAATAATTGTCGTATCCGGCGAATTTGATCCTATATCTTATGATGAATTTAAATTATTAAAAAAATGCAAGTCAAAGTGTGATTGGCTTGTTGTTGGAGTACACTCTGATGATTATCTAAAATTACTCAGAAATGGCTCAAAAAACACCCACGAACAAAGAAAAGAAATAATAGAAAGTTTTCCATTTGTTGATGAAGTATTCACCTTCAATGATATGGACGGAACATCATGCAATTTGTTGAAATTAATAAAAATGTGTTATCCAATGTCAAATATAATTTTTGTGTCAAAAACACACACAGCAAATATGCCAGAATCTCGTATTCGTGGTATAACCTTTGAGACTATTAAATAAGGAGTTAAATTAAAGTGTCAAAATTTTCCGGTAAATTTCGTAATTACGAAGAAGATGAGAATTTCAATTTCCAGCCAAGGAAAAAGAACAAAGAACAAAAAACCACAAGAAAAAAATCTAATTATGATGATTATGATTATTTCATGGGCAATGAGGACTACCAAAAACCTGCCAGAAAAAAAGCAAGACAATTCGGTTAAATTCCAGTGTTGTTTTTGTGCAACACACCTATTGACAAATATCCTGAATAGTGTATAATACACTTATTCGTTGGAGAAAATTTATGATGTTCTATGTGCGTACACCTAAGTCTAAGGCCAAAAAAGTGCCTAAGGCTAAACTCGAGCAGTACGAAATGTGGTTGAAATCCCATCAACCAACAAAACCACTCAAAATCCAAAAATCCAATAATGTATTAAGTGATTATAAGTTGACCGCACCTGTTGGTCGTGAAACTAAACATTACAAATCATTAAATACAGGTGAAACCGGTGCAACCAAAGCTGCGGCAAAGGTCTATACCGGCACAAATATGCTGGGCATTGCAACAATGCACAAATCCAACGCTGTTCCTGTGTTTAACAGTGAATCAGCTGTAGAAATTTCAAACATGAGGCGCTAAAATGAGTAAGAAAATGAGTTTTGTTGTAAAATTGCAACGTCCGGTGTGTCGAACACCAATCAAACCTATGCAAGAACACAAAAATGTCGTAAAATATGACCGTAAAAACGCTAAAAAAGCGATTTTGTCGTCAATTACTGAGCTAGGAGCATAAAATGTCGCAAAATACTGAGCCAAAACAAGAACCGCAAGCACCGATTGACTGGAAACCTTTAGATGAAGTCACTCGCCAATGGGCAGTTATGTCACAATTCGAAAATGACCAAGATTGGTACAAACGGATGAAAGAATATTATGAATAATTCTTGGGTGACACATTTAATTGATCCTGAAGATGGCTCAGGAGACCTAATCCTACAATTCCCTGATGAACTTCTTAATGAAAAGGGTTGGAAAGAAGGCACCGTGTTAAATTTGAAAGTTGAAGAAACACCAACAGGCAGTGTTATCATTGTAACCGAGAAAAAATAATGGAATTACTTGAATCAAAATCACTGTTGGCCAAATTGATGGCAACCGAGAACCTTGTTGTTGAACAACGTCCTGTGGCAACAGCTTCTTTTGACGTTAAGAATCGGATTTTGACACTTCCGGTTTTAGATAAGAATATTTCCAGTGCTCTGTATGACCTATTTACAGGACATGAAGTTGGCCATGCTCTTTACACACCTATAGAAGGCATGATAAAAGCCAGAGAAGAAAAAGTTATTTCGGATGTGACCAACGTGGTCGAAGATTCCCGAATTGAACGTAAAATTAAATACAAATACCCAGGTCTTAAAAACTCCTTTGTCAAAGCTTATAGTGAGCTTATGGACAGAGATTTCTTTGGTATCAAAGGCACTGATATCAACAAGATGAATTTTCTTGACCGTATCAACCTACATTGCAAAGGTGGCGCAGCATTACGTATTCAATTCAATGACGAAGAACGTTCATTATTGAATGAAGTTGAAACCACAGAAACCTATGATGATGTTATTGATGTTTCGAAGAAGATTATCGAATACATGAAACGGCAATTAGAAGAACAAGAACAAAAACGTGCCAAAGCCAAAGCTGAAAACAGTGATGATGATGGTGATGATGAAAACCAATCTGAGATCGAAGAAGTTGAGTTTGAAGACCAAGGCAATTCAAAAGAACAAACTTTTGAAGATGGTGAAGATGTAGAAGAACAAGAGGTTGAATCTAACCAACAATCCGATAGTGATGAAGTTGATTCTGTAGAAGAAGATAAACAATCAAGTCTTGAAGACCAGATTCGTTCCTTTACTGATGCTGCATATAAAGAAAACGAAAAACAACTATTTGATAATAGTGTTAGCCATATTATTTACGCAAATGTTCCACACCTTGATCCAAAACAAGTTGTCGATCACAAAGTAATTTGGAAAAGATATAAAGAAGAAAACTATATTTCTTCACCAGAAACGTTTTTGAAAATTCGTAATGAAAGCAATAAGGTCGTTTCTTATCTTGTCAAAGAATTTGAAATGCGTAAGAATGCTGACCAGTTGAAACGTGCAACAACAGCCAAGACTGGTGAGTTGAACATGAGTAAGATTTACTCTTATGGTTTCAGTGAAGATATCTTTAAGAAAATCACTGTTGTTCCAGGTGGCAAATCACACGGACTTGTTATGTTCCTTGATTGGTCAGGTTCTATGATTGACCACATTGGTAACACAATGAAACAACTAATCAACTTGGTATTGTTCTGTAAGAAAATGAATATACCATATGATGTGTATGCCTTCATTGAAGATACTGATACAGAAAATTTGGTCAGACAAGTACCAAAAGAAAATGATATGCATTTCAAATCTTATGGTTTGATGAATCTATTGTCATCTAGAATGTCTAGTGCTGAATTCACATATGCATGTTCTTCACTAGTATGCATGGCTGGATTGAGTAAAGTCCGTAGTTCTTTTCCGTACTGGATGCATATGCAAGGTACACCTTTGAACCAAGCAATCGTTCATGCAATGACCATTGTTCCAGAGTTTCAAAAGAAAAACAAATTACAAATTGTGAATACAATCTTTTTGACTGATGGTGAAAGCAACAATTCAAATCGTTACTATCAAAAAGATCCTTATTACGGACTAACTGATACTCATATGAAATGTGAACGATTGGTTATCCGTGATCCTGTTACCAAACACGAACAGAAGATTGATAATAGAAGTAGTTATAGCACACAACAGACAAATGCACTGATTCGTTTGTTGAAAGCACGAACAGGTTCCAACGTTGTTGGTTTCTATGTTATCAATGGCAGAGACTTCAATCGTAAAGTTCATGAATGGTTTCCAAAACAAATGAACCACGAAGAAATGAAAGACAATTTTAGAAAAACAAAGTATGCTATTCTAGAAAATACCGGATATGATGAATATTATATCTTGCGGTCAAATGGCCTAGATACTGATGAGGATTCTACTTTTGAAGTGAAAGAAAACTCAACCTTCAGGGGTATTGCCTCAGCATTTACGAAGTACAATAATGGTAAACACAACAGCCGAGTTGTACTAAATCGTTTTATTGGATTAATTGCATAAGGAGTTATTATGGAGATTTACTCAGAATATTATGGTACAGGTAGAAAGGCTACTGTGACCAGACTAAGCCGTGGCCTTGATAGACAATTTGATGTTTATGAAGTTACTTTATATGTTGAGAACCGAGTGGTACAGAGAACCACAGTACGCTCAGAAAACGAAGCAGAAAATTTTGCCGAATCTTGGTGTCAAGGTAGTGATGGTAACCAAGTTTTATTAAATGAGGTTATTAATGGATAAAAAGACCAAAGAGATTTTCTGTATCGCACAGGAAGAATGTGCTGAAGTAACACAGGCAATCTCAAAGATTTTCCGTTTCGGTTTTGACTCTGTACATCCAGTTACAAATAAAAGTAACATGCAGAGTTTAGAAGAAGAAGTTGGTGACCTTCTTGCTATGATTGATATTATGGTAGAGAAATGTATTGTTTCTGATAGTAATGTCAACGCAGCAAGAACGGCCAAAAAAGAGAAACTGAAAATCTGGTCTAATATTTACAAAGAGGTTTAAAATTATGCATAAATTGATGGACAAACTTGGCCGTTATCGGCTGATTTTGGATAGAGTGACAAAAGAACCATACATGCATCGGTACTATTTGTTTCTCAAAGACCGTAAATGGTTTCCTTTTAATGTGGTATTACACAAGATTGTGAAATCGGATGATCCAATCTTCCATGACCATCCATGGCCATTTATGACTATCATCATCAAAGGTGGTTATTGGGAACACACACCAGTCTTAGATGATAATGGTAGACAGATTGCAGACATTACACAATGGCGTGGTCCAGGTTCCATTATAATGCGTGGATCAAAAGATTATCATTGGTTAGAGTTACACAACAATCAACCAGTAACAACATTGTTCTTTATGGGTCCACAATTACGTGAGTGGGGCTTTCTGAAGGACAAATGGATACATAATGAAGAATACTTGAAACAGAGATTGTCGAAATGACAGATGAAGAAGCTATAACCATGTATGAAAAAATGAAACAACATTTTGGTGACAAACTTCCTGATCCTGAACATTGTCCGATAGAATTCGCATACTTTGTAAAGATTTACAAATACTACCATGAAAATAAACAGAATTAAAGAATATCACATCCAACAAAGAAAGTTGGAAGACCGCCGTTATAGTGATTTAGTTCAAGAAAAAAGAATTCTTGAAGAAAGACGCAAAGAGAAAATTCGCCGAATGGATAAGAACCGTGTAGATGTATACGCATAAGAATAACAGATGGCATATATAAAAATTGGTCAAGGTGTTATTTTAGGTGAAGGAATAAAAGTTGGTCGTTGGAATACACTGCCGGCCGGCGGAGCCGTAACAACAAGCGGCATTTACACGATACACACGTTCACTTCAAGTGGTATATTTTTAATGCCGCCAGTCAGTATAGGTCAAGTAGATATTTTATTGGTTGGTGCTGGTGGAGGAAGTACATCAGGTGGTGTGAATGGTGCAGGTGGCGGCGGAGGTGTTGTATATAAATCTGCATATACTTTATATCCAGGATCATACATTGTAACTGTTGGCCAAGGCCGAGCTGTAGGTTATGGTGACTCTGGTGAAAACACTTCAATAGTAGATGGTGGTTTTTCATTAGTTGCTCTTGGTGGCGGATACGGTGGTTTTGGTACAACATTCACAGCTGGCGGCAACGGCGGTTCTGGAGGTGGCGGCCGCCACACCAATGCAAGCGGCGGTTCAGCATTGCA